TGGTATTGATCATAACCTTGTAAACACTCTTATGGGGTGTTAGAAGTTTCAGATTAGGTAGTATCTTGTTAGCAATAAAAAGATTATTGTTAATTTTACTTATTATTGGTTTCTTTGAAAAGAAGTTTGATTGAAATGCTTCAAAATAAAAATCGAATGCAACTTTGTATGTTTTACCTTTAATTGTAACAGGTTTAAATGTTTTCTCGAAGTGATTATTTTTGAACCATGTTTTCAAACTATTTAAACTGAAATTTACATTAGCAGGTAAAAGAGCAATTCCGCTTAAAAAAGAAATTGCACTATCTGGTAATGTTCCTTTATTACTAATTAATAATAAAGATAATGGAAGATCAGAGCCAATACACTTAGCTATTCTTCCAAGAGGATTCAATTTTTTAATGTTTTCATTCATAATATTTTATTATAACATAAATGTGTTATGTAGGTATATACCCACGAAGAAAGTCAAAAATATACACTTATGCCAAAAATGGAAGCTAATTGAAGCAATTAGTAGCTATTTCTTAATATATAGACTTGAAAAAGCTGAAAAGTAAATAATAATGAGGTATTTAAATGAGCGAACAAAACTTTGGTTCAAGAAATAAGTTTGAAATAATTATATCACGAAAAGAAGTTAAAACATTAGAATTCTTTGTTAAAAATTTAACTATTGGTGGAATTGGTATTGGTTCAGTTATGCAACCAACTCCAATAACTCAAATTCCAATTGTTGGTGATTCATTTTATATTGATGATTTAGCTATAACTTTTTATATTGATGAAGGTTGGAATGCATTGGCTGAGATTTTAAAATGGATGAAAAATCTTAAAAATGGAGAAGACATGGAACAAAACTATGATGATTTAGCGGATATATCGATTCGCGTATTGAATAGTAAATATAAATCTAACAAGATTATTGTTTATAAAGATTGTTTTCCATTCAATATTGCATCATTTGATCAAGATGTAGAAGATGATGGAATGCCACTCCAAATGATGGTTATATTCAAATCTAGAGATTTTGAAATTATTGAAGAAAGTTGAGGAATTAATTTATGTGTGAATTTAATTATAAAGAATTTTTTGAAGAAGTCGAAGATGATTTAACAATATATTCTCATAACATGAGAACTATTATTTTTGATGGTCCTAATGTTCATAATAAGATTTTGAAAAGGTGGACTATTGAAAATCAAAAGTTACATAAGATTGAACTACAAATGGATAGAGTATTCTCAGAGAGGTTTCACTATTATAGACATGGTGACTTTGAAACGAATATAACATCTAATGAGATAGCAAAATATTATGTTAAAAAAGATACACTTTATATGGCCGAATTAAAGAAATTTAATATTCAGGCATTATTAGTTGGAACAATAGATAAATGGATGAAAAAGGCTGAAAAGATTGGGTATGAAATTAAGAACGCAATTGAAGTATTAAAATTCTTGGATGGTTCATGATGTTTTCAATCGTCGTAGAAAAATATAATAGTTCGTTTGTTAAAATACGAGGCATTTATGAAGTCCTTAAAATAATTTCCAACCATTTTACTTTTATGGCAGAAAATTATCAATTCCATCCAGCATACAAACAAGGTAGCTGGGATGGTAAAATCAGGATGTATGATTTAACTAGAAACTTATTTCCAATAGGTTTATTATCAAAACTTGATTATTTCATAAAGCAAAATCCAAATTATGAAGTTGCATATACAAAATTTGATAAAAGTAGAACAGTTTTCTCATATAAAAAAATAGAAGAAATTATAAAACCATATAATCATTTTGAAGGACGGGATTATCAGATTGAAGGTATCGAAATAGGATTAAGAGAAAGAAATTGTGTATTGCTTTCACCTACTGCAACAGGTAAATCTTTTATATTATATAACATTGCTAATATCACAAAAAAGATGGGATTAAAAACTCTTATAATTGTTCCATCTATCCAATTAGTAACGCAGCTTGTAGGTGATTTTGATGATTATAGTAGAAATTGTGAAACACCATTCTCAGTGGATTGTCATAAAATTTATGGTGGTCAAGAAAAACATACATTTAAACAGGTTGTTATTTCGACATACCAATCTCTTATGAATTTAAAGCCTGAATATTTCAAACAATTCGGAGCTCTATTAGTTGATGAATGCCACACCGGTTCAACCGAAGGAAAAGTTATAAAAAGATTAGTTGAATTATGTTCTAATACCGAATATAAAATTGGAATGAGTGGAACACTAGATAATGAAAAATTAAATGAATTTTCAATTATTGGTATGTATGGAAATATTTATAAATTGACAACAGTTAAAAAAGAAGTTGCAAGAGGAAACCTATCTCCATTTTTAATTAATAGAGTAAACATCAAATATCCAGAAGCTATTAGAAAACAATTTAGAGAAGATTTTTTAGAAGTAAAAGCTAAATTGGATGCTGAAAAATTTATATGTAAAGATACCAAAGTTGGAGCAAAATTATATAGTTATGAAATTGACTATATTAATAAATTGCATTATAAATATAATCTAATTAAAAAGATAGCTCTGAAGCAAAATGGAAATACATTAATACTATTTAAGCGCAACGAAACAATGGGTTTTAAATTACATCAAAAGCTGATAGATGAACGTAGTGGCCATCAGCTTCATCTTGTCTATGGAAAGGTCAGTATAGAAGAGCGAGAGCGTATACGAGCTATCCTAGAGCAATCAAATAACAATATAGTGTGTGCCAACTTCAAAGTTTTTGGAACCGGAATTAATATCAAAAATATACACAATATTATATTAGCAGAATCAATTAAAACCAAAATAACATTATTTCAATCGATAGGTCGCGGATTAAGAATATGTTTATTGAAAGATATGTTAAATGTATATGATATATGTGATGATTTATCAATTGAAGATTTTGAAAATTATTGCTTTCAGCATTTTGAAGATAGATTAAATTTATATAAAGCAGAAGAATATGAAACAAAATGCTTTAATTATGATGTGAGTAAATAGTAATAATGAGTAAAAAAGATTATATCAAAAATGGTAAACCAAAGCTTAATTCAAAATCTAAATATAAACAAGGTTTTTATAGGCCAAAAAATCCAAGTAAATATAAGGGCGATGTTAAAAACATCATCTTTCGTTCTGGATTAGAATTAAAATGGTATACATATTTTGATATTCAGCCTGCATTTATTGAGTGGTGCTGCGAAGAAGTTATTGTTCCATATCGTAGTTCATTAGATAATAAATTACATCGATATTATGTTGATGTTTGGGTTAAGTATATAAATAAACGTGGAGTAACAAAAGAATTAATTATTGAGATTAAACCGTTAATACAGACAGTAATTCCGAAAATACCAAAATATAAAGGTAAATCATATCACTATAACGTAAAGCAATTTATCATAAATGATTGTAAGTGGAATGCAGCCTTTAAATATGCAGAAGAACATAATATGACATTCATGATTTTAACAGAAAAAGTCATGCAGAAATATACACCAACTAAGGATTAATAAAAATGGATATCGTATCAGTGATTGGATTGGCCATCATAGGACTAATATATGGTGGAATTAAAAGAGGTGTTCACGTTTATATTGCTGAACTAATGAAACATTTTTTAAATAAATTTTTTCATGACCCATTTGATGGTCAGAAAATTGATGAAGAATATCAATTGATAAGAGACAAATTATTAGAACTTAGAATTAAATTAGACGCGGATAGAGTCCATGTATCACAATTTTCAAATGGTAGTTCATTTACAAATACTAAACCTATCTGGAAGGTGTCTAGGACTTACGAAATATGTGATGCAGGTGTTACATATGAAGCAGAAAACTATCAAAACATAATGGCAATATCAATATGGCCAATTATATCATCGATTTTTGGTGGCATAGATAAGTCTACACGCGTAACAAATAATCAATGTGAAGAACATGGCAATAAATGTGAACGACCATTAGGAGTATATAAATACATTGTCGATGATATTCACGATTCTAATATTAAATATTCACTTAAAGAGTGTGGAATTAAATGGTTTCTTCAATCTCCAATAGTAGATAAAGATGAAAATATTGTTGGTATATTGAATATAGAATTTATGGATTTATCAAGGAAAGAAATTAACTATTGTGAGATATGTCAAACAACACAAGAAATATCTTATATTTTAAATAAAAAATAAAGGTTAACAATGGCATTACCAAAAGAAGTATTAAATCTAATAAAACTTATTGACAAAGAAGATCATGAAAAAGTCAATACGGTAACTTCACCTAAAAAAATGAGATTAGGCGAAATGTTTCTTTATGTTTATTCTCCAAAATTTAAAAATGATGAAAAAGTGTTGCCATATTATGACACATTACCATTAATAATTTTATTAGGTAAAGGTGGAGACCGAATGTTGGGAATTAATGTCCATTATATTCCTTGGACATGGCGAGTAAATTTAGTTAGAAAAATGATGAAAATGGTAGGGTCTAAAAAGCGTATTAAGTATGCAGATATTAAAAAAGCAATAAATTCAGCAAAGATACCAGAAGCTATTATGTATTATGCACTTAGAACATATCTATATAGTCATATTAGATCAGAAGTAAAGAATTTTGATTCGCAGAATTATGAATTAGCACTACAAAATGTTATGCCAAAATTTGTTAGAAAAGAAGATACATATATTTATAAAGATATTATGAAAAAGCTTTATAAACGAACAGGTGGAATTAAGAAAAAGACCAAAAGTAAATAAGAATGAGGAATAAATATATATGCAAAATTTAATACAAGTATTCAAGGATATTCTACCTTCATTTGTAGTGCCCGATACATTAAACGACCCAATTGGAATCAGACAGATTCCTGAATATCATGAAACTGATGATGTAATAAATCAGGCTGGAGTAATTGGTTCTAATCTATCTTTTTCACATATTTATTCTAGTGTCTCTCAACTCATTTTACAATATAGAAATTTTGCACAAATAGATTTTGTTGATGATGCAATATCTGAAATTGTGAATGAAGCAATTGTTATAGAATCCGATAATCCAGTTGTTAAAATAAATTTAGATGCTGTTGAATTATCCGAAAGTATTAAGACGAAAATTTCATTAGAATTTGCTTATATTAAATCATTAATGAATTTCGATAATGTTGGAGATGAATTATTTCGCGATTGGTATATTGATGGTAGAAAATATCAACAAATGATATTTGCAAAAAATACAAAAAATGGAATACTTAAAATACAAGATATTTTACCCTTTAAGATTGCTAGAATATGGGACGACAAAACACAAAAATTCTGGTATTACTTAGAGCCAAACAATGAAGAAGAATTATCAAGAATACGAGTTGACAAAAAGCATCTATTAAATAAGAAAACTTATTTGGTATCAGAAGATCATATAAATTTTATACCATCAGGATTAAAAAATCCTAAACAAGACCATTATATCTCTCATTTACATAGAGCTATTAAACCGGCAAATCAATTATTACTATTAGAAGATTCTATGATCGTATATCGATTTACAAGAGCGCCAGAAAGAAGAGCCTTTTATATTGACGTTGGAAGAATGGGTAAGACAAAAGCTGATGAGTATATAAAGAAGTTAATGAATAAGTTTAAAACTAGATTAAACTATGATTCTTCAACTGGAACAGTTAATCAAAAAAAGTCAATGATGACAATGCTAGAAGATTATTGGCTTCCTAGAATGGGTTCAAAGGGAACAGAAGTTCAGTCAATATCTGGTGGTCAACAACTTGGCGAAATAACCGATATTCAATATATGAAACGTAGAACATGGAAAGCTTTGAAAGTTCCGGCGAGTAGAGCAGATGAAGAGAATCCATCGATGATTAGTTTTGGCGATGATTCATTGAATAGAGAAGAGTTGAAATTTAATAAAAGATGTGCAATCATGAGAAAGAAATTTGCAGGTATATTATTAAATCCTTTAAGAATACAACTCATTTTAAAAAAGATTATAACAGCTGAAGATTGGGATAAAATATTTCCTTATATTCATCTAATTTGGAATGAAGATTCTTATTGGGCAGAAATGAAAGATTCTGCAATTCTTAATAATAGATTAGATACATTAGATAGAATACAAGATCATAAAGGTAAGTATTTCTCAGAAGATTGGTTGAAAAAGAATGTTCTTAAACAAGACGATAAAGAAATTAAAGATATGCAGACACAAATCGATAAAGAAGTAGTAGAAAATCCACCAGAAACAGACGAAGAAGAATAAAGGAGTTTATTAAATGGACACAATTAAGAAGGTAATTAACAAAGAATACAATCAATTTAAAGATGAGTTGAATGCAAAAACTTGGGATAAATTGAATGCAAAAATTTCAGAATTAGATAAAGAAGTTAGTGATAGCTTCTCAAATTTTAAGCAAGATTCTGAATAAGGAATAAACAATGGAAAGACTAAATCTTGTAAGAGAGTTTATTGAAGTTGAAAATAAGTTAGACGAGAAAACCCAAAAGTGGTATATGCAGGGAATTGCTATTAAGATGAATTTCATTAATGCTAACGGTAGGAGCTATCCTGATGCCCCTATGATGGAGCAACTTGATCTATATATCCAAGAAAATCTAGAGCGCGGTAGATGCGTTGGAGAATTAAAGCATCCAAAAGATAAAGGTGATCAACTAGAAATAAATATTGAAAGAATTAGTCATCGATTCACTGAATTTAAGAGGGTTGGAGATGATATTTTCCAACGTGCAGTAATTGTTGAAGGAAATAAGTGTGGCGATATTGTTATTAATCTAATGAAAAACGGAGTGACATTAGGTTTAAGCTCAAGGGCATTAGCAATGTTAGAAAAAAAGAAAACACATGTTGATACAAATTGTAGAAAAATGATCACTCCTGGCGATATAGTTTGGAACCCATCTGCTGGTAATGATGCATTTATTGAAGGTGTATTAGAAGAAAAAGAATGGGTATATCAAAACGGAGTGATAGTAGAATCGAAAAATATTGAATTTGTTCTTGAGGATGCTAAATCTGAATTCAAAAATATGACTTCAAAAACAAAAAATGTTGTTCTCGAAAAAGTAATAGGAAAGTATTTAGCCGAATTACTTAAGAATATTTAAAGGTATATATTAATGATTGAAATTTTAAAGGAGTTTATTTAAATGGAAAATTTAAAAGAATTGTTTGCACAGTTCGTTAGCGAAGATGTGCTTACAGAAGATAATCTTACTAAGATAGAGGTTATGTTTGAAAGTGCTATTAATGAAGCAATAAAAGTAAAAACTGAGTCACTTGACATTGTTTATGAAGAAAAACTTAGAGAAGAAGTTGAAGACTTCAAAACAGTAGTTAATGAAGGTTTAGAAGATTACTTATCTTTATTTGTTGAAGAATTCACGGCAGAAAATAAGATTGGTATAACACATAGATTGCAAGTTGAAAAGGCTCAAACTATACTAAGTAAAATGCAAGAAATTTTTGCTGAAAATGGTATTCAAATACCAGATTCTAACGATACATTGTTAGAAGATATGAATACAAAATTTGAAGATATGGAAGCTAAATATAATGCTGTTCAAAGTGAAAAAATTGAACTTTCAAAAGGTATTATAGAAATGGAAAAGGCTAGTATTTTTACAACAATGACAGAGAATATTTTTGATACAGAAAAAGAACAACTTATGAACCTTATGGAAGGCTTACGTGTTGATGGTGCAGAAGATTTTAAAGCTAAACTTTCTATTTTCATTGAAAAAGTTTGTAAAAAAGAAGAAGAAGATGAAGACAGTGCAGACGAAGATGATAAAGATAAGAAAAAGAAAAAAGTAAATAAAGACGAAGACGAAGTTAAGAAAGACGACGAAGATGAAGATGTTAAGAAAGAGTCTAATGATTCATGGTCAGACGCATATTCTAAAATGAAATTAAATTAAGGAGCTTATTTAATAATGAGTAAAAAAATGGATGCAACTAAGGTTGTAATTGAATCTAATGAAAAAATGTATGAGAGCTGGAAAACTGTAATCGATGGAACACATAAGGTGTTGTCTGATGTTTCTGAATTTCTTCCTAAAGTTAAAACTAACCACAGAGCTTTGCTCGCTATGCAACTTGAGCAAGTTAAACAATTGGTTCTCGAATCAACTGTTTCTGGTGATGTTGAACAGTTCCAACCAATTTTGATTCCAATGCTCAGACGCATTGTTCCATCTATGATTGGTATAGAAATTTTTGGTGTTCAGCCAATGACTTCTCCTTCACAATTAATATTTGCACTTAGAGCTGTTTATACAAACACAGAAGCTAATGGCATTAAAAGAGCTAATTCACAAATACTTTTACTTGCTGATGCTTCTAATTTCGCTGTTGGTGGAGCTATAAGTAATACTGGTGATGCAGCAGTGGGTGTTGTAAGACATATTACTGATAATAGAGTATTAGTTGAAATCACTTCAAGTGCTGGAGCAGATAGATTTGCTGCAACAGACGAAGTTGATAACGTTTCTAGTTTTTCTTCTGCAGAAACAACTGTAACTTCTCAAACTGCTAATGAAGCTCTTTATAAGACTATTCTTAAAGATTATTCTGGAACATATACTACTGCTGCAGGCGAAGTTATGGGAACAGACATTAAAGAAATCGGTTTCAACATCGATAAAGAAACTGTTCTCGCTGAAACAGTTAAAATGAAATCTTCTTATACAAGAGAAATGGCTGAAGACTTAAGCGCATGCCACGGAATGGATGCAGTTAGTTTGCTTACACAGCTCGCTTCTGATGAAATCATAGTTGAAATGAATCGTAGATTTATTGATGCTGTAGAAGTTCAAGCAATTCTCGGTGGTTCAACAATTTGGAATTATTCAACAGCCG